TTTGGGCAGTTGTCCCACATAAATTATACCCAAAACTGCCCATTTTATTACTATTATGCCAATTGAAAAAACAAAAAATCAAAAAAAAGTTGCAAGATATTCTGATAAAGAGAGAAAATTTTGTTTGCCGGAGAGAACTCAATATGACGCTAATTGGCTTCCGGTGATTCAAAATCTTTCTGCTTTGGGGTTTCCTGCTGCCGATATTGGGATGATTCTTGGTTATTCTGGCAAGAATGCAAGAGATTTGATAAAGAATCTTCGGAAAAATTATCCTGATGTTGCTGAAGCCATTCGCACTGGAGTTAAAATGGCTAACTCTTTTTTGGTTGCTCAAATGTATAAATCTGCTTGTGGTTATGATTATGACGAAGTTGATTTCAAATATACTCATAATGAGGATGGTTCAATAAAAAACAAAATAGAAACTGGAGGCAAGAAAAAGCGTTATTCTGGCTCACCACAATTAGCTATGTTTTTAGCAGCTAATAAAATGCCTGAATCATTTGTTAATCGGCTTGAAATTTCAAAGAAAAGTAATTTGAATTTATTTGAGGAAGTTCCAAAAGATGCCATTAAACGTCTGGCAGGTAAGTTATTAGAATTTGCGGATAAACGCAAAAAGGTAGAAAATAAAGAAGTTTAGAAAATAAGAGAAGGTGCAATATTCCAACTTATCAGTATTTGTGTGAGACTTGTGGTAACGAATTTGAAAAATTTGAGAGTATAAAAGCTGAACCTCTGCATAAATGTAATAAATGCGGGAAAAATACACTCAAACGCTTAATCGGTTCTGGTTCTGCTGTTATTTTTCGAGGGTCTGGTTTCTATTGTAACGATTACGGAGATAAGGTAAATCATTAAAAAATAAAAATGAAAAAATTTGATTGGGATAATCTTAACGCAAACTCTTTTTATGGGTTAATACCAAAAGAGTTGGGAGAGAATCTACAATTTCGTCAAGATTTTATTTTTGGAACATTGAGTAAAGACAAATCATTACAGAAATTGATTCTTCAATGGTGCTACCAGAACCCCAAGATATTTTATAATGCTTTTGCTTTTACATTAAATCCCCAACAACCACCTTCAATGAGAAATTGGCCTTTCATTTTAAGGCCAAAACAAGAAATAGTTGTTGATTTAATAAAGAAAGGAATTGATGAGCAATTTGATTTGGGATTAACTAAAACTCGTAAAGAGGGAGGAACAGAGTTAATTACAAAATTTTATACTTGTTATGGGCTATTAGTTCCTGATTGTAATTTTTTAATGGGTTCAGAAAAAGAAGATAAAGTTGATAAGACTGGCGATAAATATACTTTATTTTCTAAAGTTGACCATACAATAAAGTGTTTGCCTTCTTGGTGGAAACCACAAATTTTAAGAAACCATTTACATTTGAGCTTTTTGGAGACTGGAACTACAATAACAGGAGAAGCAACAAATCTTGATTTTGGAGCATCAGGCAGAGCAACTTCAATTATGTTAGATGAATTTGGCCGTGTTGATAGAAATATTGCTGAAAGTATGGAAGGAACTATTCACGATGTTTCTGATTGTGTAATTTACTGTTCAACACATTGGCTTGGAACAAATCATCCATTTAATAAAGCATTACACAAATCAACAACAACTGTAGTAACTTTGCCCTGGTATGAAAATCCAACTAAAAATTATGGTTTATATAAATCACCTGAAATAGACCAAATCGAAATAGTTGATATTGATTATTATAGAGAGTTGTGTCCTGAAGTCTTTAATGATATTGAACCAAATGTTTCATTTAAGTATAGTGAATTTGAAAAATCTCTTTTAACATATCCAGAAGAAGTTCAGAAAAAATTAGAAGATATAAAATTTATTCCAGATGGTTGCGAAACAATACCAGGAGATTTGAGAAGTCCCTGGCACGATTTTGAAGAAGAAGATAGGCGTGGAAATAAACGAGATTTTATTTCAAATGTCTGGATGTCCCCAATTGGTTCATCTGATGCTGTCTTTGATGATATAGTCTTAAATAGAATAAAAAGTTCTCATATTAAACCATCTAAAGTTGCTGGCGATATTGTTTTTGTATATAATTCAAATGGCAGAGTTGATAAGGTAAAATTTCAAAAAATCAAATATGGAAAATTAAAATGGTGGGGAGAATTAAAAAATGGACGGCCAGATTTAACCCATAGTTATATTATTGGTGCTGATGTTTCTTTGGGGACTGGAACGTCAAACTCAACTGCGATAGTTCTTGACAGAAACACAAATGAGCAAGTTGGAGAATATGTAACTTCATCTAACCCGCCGCAAGAATTTGCTGATATTTGTGTTGCAATTGGAAAATGGTGTGGAGGTGCGTATTTAATTTGGGATAGCACTGGTGGACACGGAGTTAATTTTGGACGCAGGGTTTTGTGGAATGGGTATAATTCAGTTTATACTCAACATTCGGAACAAAATAAGACAGTAAGAGTTCAAAACAAATATGGATTTAATATTTCAAATCAAAACGTGAAAGGAGATTTGCTCGGTGAGCTTGGTATTGCTTTAAGCGAAGGATTAAAAACAAAACGTAGTTATAAATCTATTATTATAAGAAGTTCAGAATTACTTGAAGAATTATTTGATTATATGTATCTTGAGGGCGGTTCTATTGAAGCATCTAAAAGAGCGGATTTAACTTCAAAAGCAAGAGAAAGACACGGAGATAGAGTAATTGGTGCTGCCCTTTGTGTGCTTGGATTAAAATATAGGTCTCCTGCAAAAATAGAACAAAGAAAAGAAATTTCAAGAACATCTGTTGAATATCGAATACGAAAATGGCAAAAAGAACAAGAAGAAGAAAAAAGAACACAAAGAAGATTTTTATTTTGATTAAACTGTTTGTGGGACGGATGTAAAGAATGCGAAATAAAAGGTTAATATAATGACTGAACCTATTTGGAAAGATTTTGAAACTAACCAGTCCTTTTCTGCTCGACTTCAAATGTTGTGTAAATATTGGCAGAAAAAAAATGAAGGTGCTTATAAACACACACAGAAACTTTTGAAAAGTTATATCTCTGGATATTTAGATACTGCCCACACTCGTAATCATACTATAAATTTAATTGATAGGGGAGTTAGCACAATTATTCCTTTTTTGGTTGAAGGTAATCCTAAAATTTTGGTTCAAACAAAAATTCCTAATTTTAGAGGTTGGGCATATACGAATCAACTTGGCTTGAATTATTTAATTAACGAGGTTAATCTTGCTGAAAGTGTTTTCATTCCTGCTGTATTTAATTCTATGTTTGGACTTTCAGTAGCAGTAACTTCTTTCGCTTATGACAGACTCATAACTCTCGACAACGAACAAATAAAGTTTGGCTCTCCACACACTGAAGTTATAGATGCTACAGATTATATCGGGGACGTGTCGGCAAAAAGAATACAGGATTTTACTTTTGAGGGAGATATTTATCGATTACCAACAACTTATGCTAAAGATTTTTTTGCTAAAAAAGATAAGTTTGGAAATCAAATTGCGGATTATATAACACCAGACGGAAAACTGATGGAAAAATATTCTGCCGAAGAATTGACCAGCGATAATTTTAGCATAGATAAATTGTCTTTAAGAAATTACACTACATTTATAGACATATATTTATATGATGAAAATACAATAGTTACAATAATGCCGATGGGCAAAAAAGCAAAGATTTTGAGAGAAAGAGAGTGGAAAGGCCCAAAGGGTGGCCCTTATGATAAACTTTGGTATAAAGGAATCCCTGGAACTGCTATTCCAAAACCTCCTGCTTGGGATTGGCACGACCTTGACGTTAATATAAATATACTTATGGATAAGTTTAGAGAAATGGCGGAGAATTGGAAAAACATAATTGCATATAGCGATGAAGCTGCCGATGATATGAAACGCATTGTTAAAACCCCACATTTAGGAACAGTGAATGTCAACGATGTCACTGCCATAAAAGAACTTAATTTTGGTGGAATAAATCCTTTGAATTTTCAATACATATCTTTTATTGAAGAATTATTTACAAAAACGGGAGCTACACCCGATGTATTGGGGGGACGTGGAGCACAAGCCCCAACATTGGGTCAAGAACAATTAGTATTTTCAAATGCTGCAAGAATTGTAAAT